TATTAATATTGTTATCAAGAACAAATAGTTCGTGTTGAGTGTAACGAAAACACAGTTGAACGTAGTTCAACTTTTAATAACTAAATACATTATACAGCTGGAACACTTGTGAATGAAATTATCTGAATTAATCTTTGAAACGCAAATATTATTGGAAGAAGAAACATTTGTAGTAAGAAAAACACCTAATGGAAAGAAATGGGGTGTTTACAATACTACATCTGGTACTAGTGTATTTGTGAGCAGTCATAAAGAAAAAGGTCAAGCTGAAAGAGCAGCTGAAAAATTAAGAAATCCAACTCCACCTCAACCTAAAGATAATAAACCACCGGCTCCAAAAAGTGAAACAAATAAAAACGCAACAAAAGCTAAAGCACCTGCAACTCCAGATACAAAAAATATAAAATTTAAGTCTGGTTTATCAATGGTAGGTGATAAGTTTTACTATTATTTGCCTGATGAAAAAAATGCTGTAATACTTAAAACCAAGAAAGATGCAAAAATATTTCAAGCACTTGTTGATGAATTAGTAGATGAAGGAAAAACACCTGCTCAAATTACAAAATTAACCAATGCAACTAATATTAGTAATACACTAGCTGCAAAAGATTTATCTCTAGACAAAATTCCATCACGGGTTGAAATAAAAACTAGATCGTTTACAGGTAAAACTATACAAGAATTTAAAAACTTTTTTGAAAAAGGCAATGCTACTAATACAAAGATTGCAAACTTTGTTAATAAAAGCAAGATTATGAGATTTTTTATAGGAGCGATACAAAAACTTGGACCGTTGTCGGCTCCGTTTGGATTATTCTTTGGTGCAATGATGGCTATTGGAGAAATTGAAGCTGAAATTGCAAGTGGACAAGGTAATGAGAAAGAACTTAATACAGAAGCTGATATAATTCGTGGACAATTATTAATTTTATTGGTTGCAGGTATTATTCCTTATTTAAGAGTTGCACGATATGTATCAATTATTCTAAACATACTAAAAACTGCAATACGATTAGGCGCAGTTACAGTAGCAGGAACAGCAACAGTTGTAACTGGAGGAGCAGCAGCACCCGTAGCAGGAGCAGGCATTGGCTTAACTTTTATAATCACTGAAGCAATATCTTGGGCAGCAATTTTAGTATTGTCAATGCCTCAAACACATAGAGCTATAGCTCAAGTGATAGCAGGCACTGTGTTAGGTGAATATCTTGGTAACGTAGGTGCATTTGTAAACGATGTATTGGGAGATTTAGATCAGCAGTTTGATGGAAAGTTTGGCACAGGATTTTTGAAAGATGCACTCACCACTGAAAAGAAAACTATCGGCGGTGTATCTGGAGAGTATTATGGAAACAGTGAATGGGCAAAAAATGTTTTTGGTGCATTGTTGTTTCCGGAAGGTGAAGACACTAGACTGGTTCCGTATATCAGTGAACAAAAAAGAGAAGATTTATTAAAAGCTGCTCTAAGTATAGAAGATGTTCCCGAAATGCCAAATTCACAAGAACCTGAGCCAAGTGTGAACAGTGGCGCCCCGGGATTTAGACCAGGACAATAATTAAAGCAGTGGTAATTTACTGTTTTTAGTATTTTCTATATTATCCTTTATGATTTTACTCATAATTTCATGATCTTCTAAATCTGTATCATAAAGTAGTTGCTCAATGGTTACGCCACCACGCATATACCAAGACAAACGATAACAACCTTCTTTGATACTTTTAATTTCATTTTCCATTTCATCGGCTAGCGAAATAATCGCTGTATCATCTAACTTCGCTAGCCTGTAACGAAAAAATCCGATGTATCTAAACTTACTCTAAGTTTGTCTTTGTGATTGCATTTATCGCATTCAATGTCTTCTGTTGGTAAACTCCAGTTTGTAATGTTGCTTTCGATAACACTTTTTACATGATGAAAAAACTTTACGTCTTGACCAGATGCTAAAAAGTTTACAATTTCTTGAGGATCTGTTTCAATTTCACCGTCAACTTCTATGCTCTTGACTTGATTAATAATACTCATAATTGTCAATTCATTTATTTGTGCAATAATACTTTCAATAGCTTCTTCTTTTTTTGCTTCATCTTCAATCAAAGGAATTTGTAAGTTTAATGCCCTTTGAAAACTAGTTTGTTTCTTTTGTACTTCTGTCCATTGTCTATAAGTCAAAGGTTGCAGTTTTACAATAAAATTTTCATATTCAACAGTATCATTATAGGTTTTTGTAACATAATAATCTAAATATTTTTGCAAATCAATTTCATATGCATTATCTTCACTGCATTTTTTACAAACAGTGTTTACAGTCATTTGTTGTCCATATGTAGCTATTCTTATAGCAATCAAAATGCTATCAATATCAACTGTCCTAATATTCCAAGGATCAAGAATACTAGGAATACAACTTTTCATGTTATTAGCAGTGGCTTCGCCATTGACTAACGCATCAGGTGTTTTAAAAGCTATTTCATCATTGGCTGTCATACTAAAAACTGCCAAAGACGTTGATGTACCATCTGCAATTATATTTTCATTGTACCATTTTCCATTACTAGGTAAATCAATGTACAACTTAGGTTGTCGCTGAAATTTCTGCAAAGGACTTTTTTTGTTTTCCATGAGGTTTTCCTATTAGGTAAATACTATAGCATATTTATTTAATCATTAAGTAGGAGTTTTATTTTTGGCAGAAGAAAGTAGAGCAGCAAGTTTATTCGGCTCAAGTCTAGATACATTAACCAAAGCCTTAGGTGGAACCGCAAAAACCGCTATAGGTTTAGGTGGAGCCCTACTTACTGGACAACAACAACTTAGTGCATACAGTGGTGCATTAGCAGAAAACACTGATGCTTTTGGCAAACTAGGCGGAGCACTTGGTAAAGTTGTAAATGGTTTAACACAATTTGCTGAAGCAAGCCTAGCAGAATATCAAGCTCTCACAGGCATCGGTGCTACGTTTGGCAAAGAAATAAAAGATATCAAAGTAGCTGCTGCTGAATTAGGAATGACAGTTGAAGATATGACTGGCTTCCTAAGAGAAAATGCAAAAGGTTTAAGAGCATTTGGTGGTACTACTGACGAAGCTATGGCACGTTTCAAAGCTCTAAGTAACACTGTATTAGACAGTGCTGAACTTGGAATGGAACTACGTAGATTAGGATACACTACTAAAGATATCAACGAAGGACTTGCTTTGTTTGGCGAAATTACACGAGCCAATGCTAACGAAGAAAGACAAACATTAGCACAGCAAGCAGTCAGTGCAAAAGCTCTAATGGTAGAATTAGATGGATTATCTAAATTAACTGGAAAACAAAGACAAGAACTTGCTGATGAAATGAGAGCAAGAAGACGTCAAGGTGATATTAATGCATTCTTAATGGGCAAGAACGCTGATGAACAAGCTGCATTTACTGCACAACTTACAGAACTACAAGCAAAACTAGGACAAGATGCTGCTGATGCATTTGTTGATATTGCATTAAGAGGTGCTCCTACCACAGAAGGTGCTCGCAATGCTATGCTCGCTATGGGAGACGGCGCTGATGAATTATACAATGCGGCTGCTCAATTCAACAGAGGCGATATTACAGCATTCCAAGACAGTTTACGCACTGCAACTGGATTAGCAGTAGACTTTCAAGACACTGAAGAATTTAGGAACACTGCTATTTTAGGAAGTGTGACTGGTGTTTCTGATGCTTTTGCTAAAGCCAGTGGCGCAGCAATCGATTACAAAAATTCAATTGATGCTACTAAAGACGACACAATGACTGCTCAACAAGCAGAAAAAGAAATACGTGCTCAAATTCAAGAACAACAACTTACTCAAATGGAGCAAGTAACTGGTGTGTTTGATGAAACAATGAAAGTGCAAGAAAATCTGCGTAAATTAACATCGCAGGTTATGGAAGAAACTATTCCACACATTGAAAATGTTGCTATTGCAGGTTTGGAAAAAATGCAAGCTGCAATGCCTTCTGCTAAAGAAATTGCAGATGGTATTACTACTGGTGTGAATAATTTATTTAATGCAGCTGATCGCACTGATGCACTTGCAGAAGCACAAACTGAAACTACTCGTAGTATAGACCAACTAGGTCCAAAAGTGGAAAGTGGAATACGAGAAAGTGCTGAAGAAACACAAGAAAAAACAGAAGAAGAATTAAAAAAATCAACAGAAAAAACTGTTAGCTCTATATCAACAGCAGAAGACAGATTAGCTAAAGCAAATGCTAAGGTAGCAGAACTTACAAGTCAAGGCTTTGACGACATGGATCCTCCAATGCGAGCAGCAAAAGAAGCAGCAGAAAAAGCTGCTTTAGCAGTTGAAAGATTAGCCGAAGCTCAAGAATTTACTATGACCAAAATTGATGCGTACAATAGAGCAAGAGCAGGCATGGGTACATTCAGTGGTGGATTTGCAGATGGTGGTAATATTCCTGCTGGAGGTTTTGGAATGGTAGGAGAAGCAGGTCCAGAATTTGTCACAGGTCCTGCAAATATAATGAGTGCAAAAAATAGTATGGGTGCAATGCAAACACTTATGAAAAGCATAAGAACATTAGATACAAATGTTCAAGAAGTAAGTTCTAATATGGAAAATAACATAAGTACTAGTAGCGAACCTAATATGTATAATATGGAAAGCAATAAAAAATTAGACACAATGATTAGTCTTTTAGGTCAACTAATACAAGTTGAAAACATGGCAGTCGGAACACAACGACAAACAATGAAAGCCACTAAAGGATTAACTGGGAATATGTTGAGAGGTGTATAAATGAGTTGGAAGAAATATTTTACTCCAGTTCCAACTGCGGATAATAGAAATGGTGGATATTCACCATTTAGTTTAAAAGGTAACAACGGCGTTGGCCCTGCTGCTGCTAACTATTCCTCACACCTTCCAGACGTATATGTTGGATCACCTAATCGTATTGAACGTTACAATCAATACAACACAATGGACAGTGATTCAGAAGTTAATGCTGCACTAGATATACTTGCAGAATTTTGCACACAAAAAAATAAATCAAACGATACACATTTTAAATTAGATTTTAAAGGCAATCCTACTAACAGTGAAATACAGGTTATTGGACAATATTTGCAGCAGTGGTGCAAACTAAACAAGTTTGAAACACGTATGTTTAGAACTATCCGCAATGCATTCAAATATGGCGATCAATTCTTTATCCGTGATCCAGAAACACAAAAATTGTTCCATGTAGATCCTAGCCAAGTTACAAAAATTATTGTAAACGAAAGCGAAGGCAAAAAGCCTGAGCAGTATGTTGTTAAAAATCTAAACTTTGCATTTGAAGCATTAGAAGCAACACCGCTTAACACACAAAACAGTTACGGTCCAGGTGGCACCAACGGTTATCAGCAAGTTAAACAACAAGGTATGACTGGTGGCAATCATACACCAAGTGGTAACACCAGTAGATTTGCACAAGAACACGACGAAACTTATGTAGATGCTAATCACGTATTGCATTTGAGCATGAGTGAAGGACTTGATCAAAACTATCCATTTGGTAACAGCCTACTAGAAAGTATTTTTAAAGTATACAAGCAAAAAGAATTATTAGAAGATGCGATTATTATCTATCGTGTCCAACGTGCGCCAGAGCGCAGAGTATTCTACGTTGATGTGGGCAATATGCCTTCACACCTTGCTATGCAGTTTGTGGAGCGTGTAAAAACGGAAATACATCAAAGACGAATCCCATCCAAGACAGGTGGTGGCACAAATGTTATAGACAGTTCATATAATCCACTGTCAATCAACGAAGATTACTTCTTTCCACAAACTGCTGAAGGGCGTGGATCAAAAGTTGAGACTCTACCAGGCGGTACTAACCTAGGAGAGATTGATGACCTTAGATACTTTACTAATAAGTTGGTACGCGGCTTACGTATCCCAAGTTCGTACTTACCAACTGGAGCAGATGACGGCGCTTCACAGTATAATGATGGACGTGTGGGTACTGCCTATATACAAGAACTACGCTTCAACAAATATTGCGAACGTTTGCAATCCATGGTTGAAGAAGACTTCAACAAAGAGTTCAAACTATTCTTACAAAGCAAAGGCGCAAACATAGACTTTAGTATGTTTGATTTGAGGCTAACACCTCCACAAAACTTTGCAGCATACAGACAAGCAGAACTTGATAACAATCGTATTAGTACATTTACAAGTATGGCAGCAGTGCCTTATATTTCAAATAGATTTGCATTACAGAGGTTCTTAGGACTTAGCGAAGAAGAGATTGCAGAGAATGAACGTTTATGGCAAGAAGAAAATGATGAAAACTTAACAGATCTAGTTACAGACGATATGGCAGGAGAAATGCGAGGCGCAGGACTTAGTGGTGCTGACCTTGCAGGCGACTTAGGTGGTATTGAAACTGATCTAGGTGGCGATGCTGGCGGCATTGATGGCGGCACAGGCGAAGGTGTAGATACAAACACAGAAGACGACCTCGGCGACCTCGGCGGCGGTGGAGAAGAAACAGCACAAACTATATAAATAATAATATGATACTAAGAGAACTATATTACTTTAACAAAGAAACAATGGAACCGGAAGAGGATAAAACATACGATCCTGAAAACGATACCGATGTGATTAAAGTTGATGATGAACGTAAAAGTCGTTTGACTCTTAAAGATATCAACAGAGCCCGCAAAGCAAGCGATGCCCATAGAGACCAAAAAGCCAAAGATTTGAATTATATTAGACAAATGTACGGATTAGCAGCACAGGCAGCACTTGGCGGAGTTTAATGGCAAACAGAACAGCGTTTGTACTAGGTAATGGTACTAGTCGCAAAGAAATCAATAATCAAAAATTAAAAAATTATGGTGTAGTATATGGCTGCAATGCTTTGTACAGAGAGTTTGCACCTGATCATTTAGTTTGTGTAGATACAAAAATGATTACCGAAATAAATGATGTACAGTATCAACACAAACATAATGTATGGAGCAATAGAAATAAACTTACAGAACGTACACCTAATGTTAAATTAATGGATCCAAACAAAGGTTGGAGTAGTGGACCTACTGCATTATTACTTGCTAGTCAGCACGGTTATAAGACAATTTATATTTTAGGATTTGATTATGTAGGCATTGGTGAAAATAAAGAATTTGTAAACAACATATATGCAGGTAGTAAAAATTACAAAGGAACCAAAGACAGAGCAACATATTATGGAAACTGGCAAAGACAAACTATGATGTGTATAAATCAGTTTCCAAGGACTAAATACTATCGAATACAAAAGTCAAAGAACGATTACGTTCCAGACCATCTTAAAGATTTATCTAATTTATCGCATATCACAGTAGAAGATTTTGCGAAAAAGTTCCAGTAAACTATAAAATGGGCCGTTTTGACCCCATTTTACACGTATATTTTCAAAAAAGTGTAAATATAATAGACAGCCTTGACAATAAAGGAGAATGACATGACTGATCGCAACAAGTTTGAAGAAATGCTTGAGCGCCTCGTCAACGAAGACAGAGAAGGTGCAGAAGCATTGTTCCACGAAATCGTGGTAGAAAAATCAAGAGATATTTACGAATCACTACTTGAAGATGAAGAAGAAGTAGAAGAAACAACTGATGAAGAAGTTGATGAAGCTACAGATGAAGAAGTAGATGAATCAGAAGAAGATCTAGACGAAGCAACAGATGAAGAAGTAGACGAAGCAACTGACGAAGAAGTTGACGAAGCTGCTGATGAAGATCTAGATGAAGCAGACGAAGAAGTTGACGAAAACTTTTTTGGTGACGAAGTCGCAGTAGAAGGTGACCCAGTAGACGATATGATGGGTGACGTAGAAGATCCAGATATGGCAATGGAACCAGAAATGGGTGACGACGATATGGGTATGGGCGACGAAGAAGGCGATGTAGAAGATCGTGTTGCAGACCTAGAAGACGAACTAGAAGCTCTAAAAGCAGAATTTGAAGCTATGATGGGCGACGAAGAGCCAGGTGATGAAGAGCCAGCTGATGATATGCCAATGGATATGGATTCAGAAGAAGGTGACGACGAAGAAGCTGAAGAAGAAGCAATTGCTTTCGAAGACGAAGAAGTAGAAGAAGCAGCTGACGAAGAAGTAGAAGAGTCAAAAGCACCAAAGTCACAAACAGAAATTATGCGTGAATACACAGATAAAGTCACCGGCGGCGGCTTAGATGCTTCTAAAATTGGCGGAGACAATGGTGCGAATGCAAAATCAGTAGTTGCAGGTAAAAACGATATGGGCGGAACATCTGCAAATATCGCAAAAGGTGGAGACGCTGACACAGGCGGCACAACCGGCGGCTTAGCAGCACCATCAACGAAAGAAGATAACGCAGGGAATGTAAACGTTCCAGGCGGTAAGGCTTCAAAATCAATGAAGTCACAACCCGGCCATGGTGCCGAGAAAAAAGGCAAGCCAGAAGGTGCTGACAAAAGCGCAGGCTCACCTTTAAATGGTGCTCCTAAAAGAGCAAAATAAGGACTGATTGATGAAGGTACTAAGCGAACATCTGAATTTCGACCAGGCTAGAATTGTTGTTGAGTCTGCTAACGAAGGTAAAGATCTTTTTATGAAAGGTATTTGCATTCAAGGCGGAGTACGCAACGCAAATCAGCGTGTATATCCCGTTAATGAAATTGGCAGGGCTGTCACCACACTCAACGAACAAATTAGTGGTGGCTATTCAGTGTTAGGCGAAGTTGATCATCCTGACGGACTTAATATAAACTTAGACCGTGTAAGCCATATGATTACAGAAATGTGGATGGATGGACCAAACGGTTATGGTAAGTTAAAAATTCTACCAACTCCGATGGGACAACTAGTTAGAACAATGCTAGAAAGCAACGTTAAATTAGGTGTCTCATCTAGAGGGTCTGGTAATGTAAGCGAAAGTGGCGGTGGAGAAGTATCAGACTTTGAAATCATCACAGTAGACGTTGTGGCGCAACCTTCTGCGCCAGGCGCATATCCAACACCGATTTACGAACATCTTATGAATAGCCGAGGCGGTTATAGGGCGTTCCAAACATCAAGGGAAGTTCAAGGCGACGAAAAGGCACAGAAATACTTAAAAGAGAGTCTATTAGATATAATAGACAAACTCCGCTAACAAGGAGAGGATAGACAATGTTAGATGCACTAAAATCACTCTTTGAAAATTCAGCACTATCGGAAGAAGTGCGCTCAGAACTAGAAGAAGCATGGAACGCTAAAGTAAAAGAAAACCGTTTACAAGCGACAGCAGAACTACGTGAAGAATTTGCTAAAAAGTATGAACATGATAAAACAACAATGGTTGAAGCCATTGATGCTATGATGACAGAAAAACTTAGTGAAGAAATTGCAGAGTTTGCTGAAGATCGCAAGCAATTAGCAGAAGCAAAAGCAAAATTTGCTATTGCACAGCGTAAAAATGCTAATCTAATGAAATCATTTGTTAGTGAAACACTAGCAAAAGAAATCAAAGAACTACACTCAGATCAAAAAGCAATGGCTGACAAGTTTGTTGCCCTAGAAGAGTTTGTAGTAGAGTCACTTGCAAAAGAAATTGCAGAGTTTTACGAAGATAAAAAAGATCTTGCCGAAACAAAAGTACGTCTTGTACGTGAAGGCAAAGCTCACGTTAATAAAGTTAAAAAAGACTTTATTGAAAAAAGTGCAAAATTGGTATCGGAAACAGTTGCTAAAGGTCTTAAAAAAGAAATTTCAGCACTTAAAGAAGATATTGATGCAGCACGTGAAAATGATTTTGGTCGTAAGTTATTCGAAGCATTTGCTAACGAATATCAACACTCATATCTAAACGAAAAGAGTGAAACTTCAAAACTTCTAAAAGTTGTTGGTACAAAAGACAAACAACTTGCAGAAGCAAGAGAAGCAGCGGCTAAAGCAATTAAACTTGCAGAAGCACAAGCAAATCAAAACAAAATGATCACTGAAAGTGCTAAACGCAAAGACACAATTAACGATATGGTTGCGCCATTAAGCAAAGACCAGCGTGAAATTATGGTAGACTTACTGGAATCAGTTCAGACTGACAGACTACGTTCTGCGTTTGACAAATACCTACCGGCAGTTATCGACGGTAAAGGTCCAGCAAAGAAGAAGGCAGTATTAGCAGAAGGCAAAGAAGTAACAGGCAACAGAGAACAATCAAATGACATCAAAGCAGACGCAGACAACAATGTTGTTGACTTAAAGCGTTTAGCTGGATTATAAGAGGAGAAACCAATGTCAGAACTATTAGAAAGTCGCTGGCACGATACAAAAAGCGCACTTCTTGAAGGCCTATCAGGCAATAAGAAAGCAGTAATGGCTTCAACATTAGAAAATACACGTAAGTATTTGGCTGAAACCGCGACTGCAGGTGCTACATCTGCCGGTAACATCGCAACACTTAACCGTGTGATCCTTCCAGTGATCAGACGTGTTATGCCAACAGTTATTGCAAACGAACTAGTTGGTGTACAACCAATGACTGGTCCAGTTGGTCAGATTCACACATTGCGTGTTCGCTACAGCGACACAGCAGGCTCAGGCGCATCAGGCGCAGTAGCTGGTGAAGAAGCACTATCACCATTCAAAATCGCAGAAGCATATTCAGGTAATGCTACAACAGCAAAAGCTGACGCAACTGCGGCACTTGAAGGTGAAGCTGGAAACAGACTAAGCATCCAGATCTTGAAACAGACTGTAGAAGCGAAAACACGTAAGCTATCAGCACGTTGGACCTTTGAAGCTGCTCAAGACGCTCAGTCACAGCACGGTATTGACGTTGAAGCAGAAATTATGGCTGCTTTGGCTCAAGAAATCACAGCAGAGATCGACCAAGAGGTCCTAGCATCTCTAACAACACTAGCTGGTACAGCATCAGATACATACAATCAAGCTGCTGTTTCAGGTACTGCAACATTCGTAGGTGACGAACATGCTGCTCTAGCAGTTCTAGTCAACCGTGCAGCAAACAGAATCGCTCAGCGTACTCGCCGCGGTGCTGGTAACTGGGCAGTTGTTTCACCAACAACATTGACAATCCTACAATCTGCAACAACTTCTGCATTTGCACGTACAACAGAAGGCACATTTGAAGCACCAACAAACACAAAAATGGTTGGTACATTGAATGGCGCAATGAAAGTGTATGTAAACACATATGCAGCAAACGACGACATCCTAGTTGGATACAAAGGTACAAGCGAGTCAGACGCAGCAGCGTTCTACTGCCCATACATCCCACTAATGTCTTCAGGTGTTGTTCTTGATCCATCAACATTCGAACCAACAGTATCATTTATGACACGTTATGGTTATGTTGAGCTATCAAACACAGCATCGTCTCTAGGTAACGCAGCCGACTACTTGGCGCTAATCGACCTACAGACAAATGCAGCAAACCTAAGCTTCTCATAAGTTTTAGTTTAAACAGTTTTAAAATAGGCCCTACGGGGCCTATTTTTATGATAACTACATTATGGACATAAGTGTAGAAAAAACTCCAAAACAAAAATTAAGTCAATATGCAGTTGACACAGCAACTAGTGTAAGTATTACACATTTGCCTAAAACCGATTTGTCTCGTATTAAAGATGCTGCAATTGAACTAAATCAACAAGCAGGTAGTGCAAAAGCAGTTGCGCATATTGCAGCACGTAATTTACAAAGTGAAAGTGAATTACACGAAAACTGTATTGCAATGCGTAAAGCAGGTATTGACAAAGTTTTGTTAATTGGCGGTAGCACATACGAAGGCAAAGTGTATCAAACTTTTTATGAAGTAAAAGATGCAATAGAAGATTATGGATTTGATATGTACTGCGGTGTATATCCTCAAGCAGAAACATATGCAAATATGGCTTTTACAAAATACATGCACTTCAAAGGCGGTATAAGTCAATTATGTTTTAATCCAAGATTATTAAACCAATGGGAAAAGAAAACACGTTTTGGCATAGCAACTAATTGCACACTAGAAGGACTTTGGAAGTATGCAAAGTTATGCGGACTTACTGATAGCGTGTCGTATGCTGTAGGCAATTTACGAGGTTTAACTTATGTTAATACAAAAGGATTTAACACTGTAAAGTTTGTTAGAGATTTAAGAAATAATCCCATACACTTGTATAACTTTGGCAAGTTAGATCAAACACTATTACAACTGGAGATGATGTAATGATAGTCACAGGACAAGTTTATAAATTTATTGGTATTCACGGATTAATACGTCCCGACGAATGGGGACAAAATAGGACTGATGTTTTGTTCAGAAAAAAAGAACATAATTTGAAATTGGGCGATAGAGTTGAATACGAACCAGTAGAAAAAAATGGCAGAAAACATGCAGAAAATTTAAAAAAAGTTGAATAAAGAGGTTGACTTTTATTTTGTATATGCTATATTAAGTACATAACAAAGACGACGGTCCGAGTTAGATAGTGCAAGGAAACGATGCTTCACATAGGCATTAACTTGACTCACACGCTATGGTGGCGCTGTAAGACCTTGGAGACAAGGCGTTGCAGAGAAAGTAGAACTAACCATTCTATTGTGAGGTTGTGCTAGTTATGTAGACAGGATATGTCACGGCACTTGTAGGTAATCCTTAGTCCTACCTATCACATTAATAGAGAAAGGTCTGCAACATAATTGCAGGCCTTTTTTTACGGACATTATAACCCATTTTATTTAATTTGATAAATACTATTGTCATAGAGAGAACCTCTAGATGAGGACTTATGCGGAAGACCAACCGCGTATTACTTAGAACGTAACAAAGGAGAAACAAATGGGACGTCCAGTAAATAAAAGAAATTTCGGAGATCCGGCTGACGCAACGAATATCACAGTACGTGCATATGTTGGCGGCGGTATTGACGAGCAAGCATACATTGTAGACCAAAGAGGAACAAACAAGTTCACAGTGTCAAACAACGGTGCTACAGCAACAGCAGTTTGCCGTTTGGTTAACAAAGCAACTGATAGTGTAGCAGCAGGCGAAATGGTTATCGAAGGTTTTGATGCCGGCGGAGTGCGCAGAGTTATCAAAAAACTATTCAACAGAACAGCAGTAGATTTTGATAGCAATCGTTACACTTGGGATTTAGAAGACGATTCAACCGATACAGTTTTACGTTTAACAGCTATTTAAGGAGCACTTAGATGGCTGAACGTTTCAATCGTATAGGTGCAGACAAATACACAATCGAAGTCAATGACGCTGGAGAAATCGTTTTTGACACAGGTAATGCTGTAGGTAAAGTTACTGTAAAAGGTGACTTAGATGTATTAGGTGTAACAACAACTGTTGAATCAACAGAAGTTGCTATTGGTGACAAAACGTTCACAATAAACAAAAACGAAACTGTAGGTGGTATTAAAGATCTATTAGATGGATATAATCGCGGTGCTGGTATTATTATCAGTAGAGGTCCTGGAGAACTAGTAGATGCTAGAATCTTTTATGATGAAGACCTTGACGGTTTTGATTCAGGCGGTGTAGATCCAGGAGCATTTTACTTTGGTTTAGGAAATGGCGAATACAAAGGTATTCATACAAGTAGTATTATCACTGATACAAACGAAGACTTGTACTTAATTGGACAAGGCACAGGTACTGTAACAGTTACAGGTGTAACCAATTATGAAAGACAAGTTTTCCTTTACGATAATCCAACTGATTTGCTTGATTTAGAAATCAACTTTAGTGCAGGTCCTGTGCAAGCAGGTAAAAATGATGCATTGGTTAGTGCAAAGAGTTTGGTAGAATATGTTGATAGTTATCATACAAATTTCTTCCAACCTAAGATTGCTAAAGATGACAGTAGTGTAGAAATTTTTGATGCTGATATCGACGGCGGAGATACAAAAGTTGTTATTACACTTGATGGTGTAAATTACACAAACTTTTATGATACCAGAGTTGAAATTGGTAACTTGAGATTTATTTCTGATCCAGGTGATGTTGGTGTTATTACAAGTAATGGTATTAATACTGCAATTAGACTTAGAGGTAGCGGCACCGGTCAAGTTGAAATTGATGGTTATCAAAACTTTTTGTTAGAATCAGACCCTGCAGATCCACCCTCAGAAGGTATCACACTTTACAGTAAAGCCTTAGGCGATGGCGGAACTGGATTGTATTTTACAAACCAAGACGGAACACAAGACGAATTTGTAAGCAGAAACAAAGCTCTGCTTTATAGTATAATTTTTTAAGGAATAAAGATGGCAATAGTAAATGCAACAATAGCAACAACTGACACAACGTTACTCACTGTTCCTGCTGGCAAAAAATATGCACTAACAACACTACTAATTTGCAACAATGGTGTAAATGATGGAAGTGGAGTAAATGATACGCAAGTAGATGTGCATGTTATACCCGATGGTCAATCTAAATCAGATGCAAATCGTATTATCAATGATTTACCAATTGATAGTGCAGATACATTTACGTTTTCAACTGAAAGATTGATTTTAGAAGAAGGCGACACAGTCGTATGTGTAGGTGGATCACCTACAGTTTTATCAGCAACATTGAGTTTTTTGGAAGTTTAAATGAGTTTTATAAAGAGACAGTCATTACATCAAAGGAAAGTAGGAGACAATACTTTTATATTGACCGCAGATGGCAATATAGAAATGAATCTCGACGAAGGCAAACAATTTAGAATTGACGCAGACGTTGTTGTTGATGGTAGTACATCAGGTCCAAAGACACAGAACATTTATTATGTTACTGAAGAAGGCAGTGATAACAATGACGGCCGAAGTCAAGATGCTAACGGAGCGTTTGCTAGTATTAAAAAAGCAGCAGAAGTAGCACCTGAAGGTAGTTTAATTGTTGTTGCACCTGGTGATTACGTTGAAGATAACCCTATTACACTTAGAGACTTTGTGACTGTTTCAGGACAAGGCGAATTACGTAACACAAGAATTTTTCCTAAGAACAATACAGATGATTTGTTCTTTATGGGCAACGGTTGTTATCTATTCCAAATGACATTTAGAGGACTACGTTATCCGGGTTGGTGTGCAAGAATCCGTCCAGGCGCACTTGTTACAACATCACCGTACGTACAAAACTGTACTAACATGAACGGTCCTTGGTTGAATGACGGTACTGAATTTACACCATTTGAAACAGTTCAAATTGAAGGTATCGAACCAGGTGCAAGACCTTTACAAGTTGCAGACTATCCAGATCTTCCTGTTGAAAAACAAGTTAATCTAACAGGCGGAGGCGGCGGCATACTTGTTGATGGCGACGAGTATGATCCTGCATCACTTGTATTCTCATTTGTTGCAGACGCATTTACACAGATTTCACAAGGTGGTATTGGCTTCCACATTACAAACTTTGGTTATACACAGATTGTTAGTTGCTTCTCAGTTTTCTGTAGCGTAGGTTTCCTAACTACCAAAGGTGGTTACCTAAGTATTTCAAACTCAGTTAGTGACTTTGGTACAGAAGGTGTTGTAGCAGATGGCTTCTATCCAATTGCATACACTGAAGCTGTTCCAACACAAGATTATTTCTCAAAAGTAGCAAGTGTTACTATGGATTTTCCGGGTATTGGTTATACCAGCGCACCAACTGTTACATTTGATCCACCACTTGGTGCAGGCGGTGTAACTGCACAAGGTACTGCACAAATTGACATCACAACAGGAACAGTTAGTGCTGTCACTATTGACAATCAAGGTAGTGGATATACCGAAATTCCACAGGTTAGATTCACTGGCGGCGGTGCAAGTGTTGATGCTACTGCTGATGTTAATCTATCAACTAATAGCAGTATTGAACTTGCAAGTTTGAGAGACAAACCGCAAACTGGTAGTATTATCAAATTTGAAGGCGACGAAACATATTATTACATCACTGCTAACGAAATTACAGAAAATCCTTTTACATATAATGTTGAAACCTGTAAAAGAGACGTGCGCAGAATTATTGATGCTGTAACTAGTGATATTGTGTTTGGCACATATTATCAAAGTACAGCCGCAGCAACAAGCTATTTGCGTAGCACAAGTAGAAAAGTTATTTTAGATCAGTTGGCTCCTACTATTTACGGTATTGAAGCAACACGAGACGAAATGAAAGCATTAACTACAAATCTTGCTCTCAAAGAAGAAATTGATCAAAGATTTGCAGTTATTGTTGATACATTAAACGCAGGCGACAGTAGTGCTACAGAATATTTAGGTAGTGACTACGCTGCTACACTTAACGATTTAACCACAATTGACGGCGAAGTAATCGAAGCAAAAGACAATATTTTAGCCAATAGAGATTTTATTATCGAAGAGTTAAGTGCATACATCAATGATCAATTTACAGAATTAAGTTACAATCAAGCACAATATACAGAAGATTTGACACAATTATTAACAGAAATGTCATACTATATTGCGCACGGAGGAACACACAACGTTGTACGTCAAGCACAAGAATTTAGATACAGACCTCGCTTTAGAGACATGTTGTTATCTAGTTTTGAATATCTTAGAACACAATTTAAAAATCTAAGTTTTGTTGCAGCAAACGGTCCTGCTCAAGCGGCAGTTGATGAAACAATAAACACATTAAAAAACGTTGTTGATGACGGCGATAGTACAGGTATTGTTAGTCTATATCCTACACATAGCGGATTTACTCAAAACGGTGTTGATGCAAAAAATCAATTGCAAGCAAACAAAGATTTTATAATTGCAGACTGGGTTGCATACGTTGATTTAAACGGTGGCACAATAGAATATGATCAAGCTGAATGGGAAGATTATGTTAGTAATCTAGTTGATGCGCTATCATATGATATACTTTATGGCGGCAACACTGCTACAGTACAAGAAACAAAATATATATTCAATGCGGTAACATGGAGTGGCTTTACAACTGCACAAATTGCAATTATTGAAGATGCATTTGCAAGAGTAAGATTTATTGTACAACGTATTGTTAGAGGATTTACTGTTACAGCAACCACAGGAAATGTGGAATCACAAGATTTTTCAAGTGGTACAGCCACACAAGTTGAAGCTAGTGAATTAGATGCATTGATTCAAAACTTAGAGTTAATTATTAATGAACAAACATTAACAAATCTAGCAACCAAAAGATATCCAGACATTAGCGATGAACCAATTCCACAAGTTGATGCAGCCAATCAAGTGCTTTCACAAGTACCAAACTACATACAAGATGCTATTGACTACAACAAAGCAAATAATCCTACCTTAACCTATGATGTTGAAAAATGTAAGCGTGATGTAGGTTATATAGTTGATGCCGTTTATCGAGATGCACTAGTTGATACAAACCATCACAGTATTACAGCGGCATTAAGTTATAGCAGAGCAAACGTTGCTTACCTAAATACAGAGCAAAGACCAGCAACTATCATTGCATTGAGACACGCTGGCGATCTTGCAGTAGCAGCATCAAATGGAAGTGCAATATTCCAAACAAAAGTTACTAACTTATTTGAAGACATCTTTAACATAATTGAATTTGATCAACAACCAAGTGAAGGTAATTTGTATCCTACACCGGGTCCTGCAAGCACAGAATTAATTAATGCTCATGCACAAGTTGTTGCAAACAGAGCGTTCTTACAAGAGGATGTTGTAGCATATATCAACAACAATAACTTCACATATGACCAAGCCAAGTGTGAAAGAGACACAGGTATCATTATCGACGGTGCTGGTTATGATGCACTACTCGGCACCAACTATAATGCAGTTACAAACGGTTTAGCGTATCAACGTGCAAATAGCGCAAAAGTTATTGCAGATCAATTAGCAGAAACTGCCGCAGCATTATCTTATGCAAAAGGCGAAGCAAGCATTGCAACAGTAGGAGATACTGCAACACAGACAGCAGTTGAAGCAAACTTTGATGAAGTAATTGATATTTTAAATAATGGTGTGGTTAGCACGGATACAGCAGCTGATCCTTTGACATTTACTAATCCAACTGGTGCAACAGCAGCAACTATTGCAGCAAAAGATCAATTGCAAGCCAACAGAGATTTCTTAGCAGCAGAAGCAGTATCGTTTATACAGAACAACTATCAAAACTTCTCATACAATAGAGACAAGTGTGAGCGTGATATTGGTTTGATAATGGATGCAGTTGCACTTGACCTTACTTTAGGAACAAATTACAACAGTGTAACAGCAGGCTTAGCATATCAAAGAGCAAGTAATGCTAATTTACAAGATAATCAATTAATTCAGACAAGTGCGTCTTTGAGAGAACTTAAAAAGCAACTTGTGCTTTTAGGACTAACAGATGTAGTTGAACCACTTGTTAATGCTTCGGTTGACGAAGTTATTGATATCTTAGAAAACGGTAATCTAAGCACAGACGATGCAGCAGATCCATTGTTATTTCCAACACCCGGTGTACTACCAACAACAAATGCTGTAGAAGCTAAAAATCAATTGATTGCAAATAAAAACTTTATTATATCAGAAGTGATTGCTTGGATTGCGGTAAACTTCCCAAGTTTATCATATGATAGTGCAAAATGTGAGCGTGATGTTGGTTATATCGTTGATGCATTATGCCATGACATTTTGTATGGTGGTAACAGTGCAACAATTACAGTAGCCAACAGTTATTTTGTAGATGGTGTTAGCCAACTAGGTTCGCCTAGTGAAGAAGCAGCTACAGCTGGTGCATATGATAGACTTAGAGATATCGTAGGAGATATCCTAATCGAACAGCCTGTTGTAAAATCTGCAGGCAATGGCGCATTCCAAGATACAAGCGGCACTCCAGCAAGCTCAACAGAAGCTGACGATGCTGAAGGATTAGTTGATATTATTACACAAGTAATTGCAAACGGTAATTTAGACAATTTACCAGCAACACAACTTCCTAATATCACTTATGCATCACAGGAAAAAATCCAAGGCTACAACACAATTAAGGGCAACAAAGAGCTAGTACAAACCAACATCAGTATCTTTATTGCTAACAATTTCCAATCGTTTGAATACGATGAAGCTAAGTGTCGTAGAGATGTTGGCATTATGATAGAGGCAGTTGCGTATGATGGTGCTATTGGTACAAACTATAATAGTGTTACAGCAGGATTAGCATACCAAAGAGCAAATAGTGGTTATGTTTTAAGTGATCAAAACTTGCAAACTGTTCTTGCTATAAAATACTTGCGTGATCAAATTATTGAACAAATGTTCCGTTTATCAAGTTTATTTGTTAATAGAGTTAGAGCAGGCTTTAACGAAATTATTGATATTATTGAAAACGGTGAAACCAGCACAGACACAGCCGCAGATACGATTGTTTATCCAGATAGTGGTATAAATGCTAACAAACCTGTTGCTGTAGAACATTTGCAAGCAAACAGAGACTTCATTGCAGCAGAAACAACAGCATTTGTTACAAACAATTATCTTTCACTGGTATTTGATGAAGACAAGTGTGCTAGAGACGTAAAGTATATTGTTGATGCTATTGCATACGACTTGCTATATCCAGGTAACTTGGCAACTAAACAAGCTGCTGAAAGCTATTTTGTAGGCACAACAAGTCAATTAGGTGCAGGACAACAAGCGGCAACAGTGGCAGCGTATCAAGAACTTGCAAATGTTTTATCAGACGTTATCCAAGGTACTCCACACTCAACACTTGAACAGGTTACAGTTGTGCAAGATACAACTAGACCAAGTGCAGGTGCTATTGAAGCAGGTGTTGCAGACAACTTAATACAAATTGTAGAAGATGTTATTAATGCAGGCAACTTAGATGGACTACCTGCAGATATTGACACAGATATTTCTTGGACAAGTTCAACTTTACAAAATGACTTCACAAGTTTAACAAACAACACAGGTTACTTCCAAAACCTAGTAATTGACTATATTAACTTTACCTTCACAAGAACATTTGAATTTAACGCAACTAAGTGTAATAGAGACACAAAATATATTGTAGATGCATTAACTTATGATATTCTTTATGGTGGTAATGCAGCAACATACTCAGCTGCACAAAGTTATTATGTTGGCACTGCAAGTCAAGTTAGCGGACAACAAACAGAAACAGCACAAGCATTAGGATGGGTTAAAACATTACTAGGAGATGTGCTATTAGACGTTGTTGTAGCAGATCCTGAGCAAACAGTCGAAACTCAAGATACAACAGCAGGTGCAGCAAGTGCAACTGAAGTAACTAGAGCAGAAACATTACTACAAATTATACAGGATGTAATTGAAAATGGTAGCGATCAGTTGCCAAGCAGTATTACATATCCAGATACAACTTGGGCAAGTGCAGGAGCACAGGCAGCAATTGATAATTTACAAGCTCAAAAATCAACTATTGTAGATGGCACAATAACATTCTTAGAAACAACTTACAATGCATTCTCATATGATCAAGACAAGTGTAAAGAAGACACAGGACAGATTATTGATGCTATAGTTTATGATTTGCTTTACACAGGTAATATTGCAACATTGATTGCAACAAGAGCATACTTCTTAGGAACTACTAATTATCTGCCAAATGAACAAAAAGATATCACAGTAGATGCATACACACACTTACAAGATGTGGTAGAAGATTGTATTCAAGGTATTGCTGTAACACCGCAGCCAGGCAACACCGAAAGCCAAGTACTAAGCGGCGATTATGGTACAAGTGTTGAAAGTACAATTGCAGTTGATTTGATTGGTATTGTAAAAGATGCAGTAGATAATCAAACACTAGTTGGTACTCCAGGCGAAATTGAAGCAGATTACAGTTGGCTTCCAGCATCAACTAAATCAGCAGCAGCAGGTTTGCTATCACAAAAAGCAAATATCCAACAAGGTACAATTGACTACATCAACGAAAGTATTTTAGGATTTGAATACAACATAGACAAGTGTAAGCGTGATACAGGATATATTATTGATGCAGTAATTTATGATATCATGTACGGTGGTAACAAACAATCACGTAGAGCAGGACTTGCATATTACAGCGGAGCAATCTTAAACAATCTAAGTGGTACAAATTATCCAAATCAAAGTGACTTAACTGCATATAGCTATTATTATCTCGGCACAATTATGAAACAAATTGCAGCCAATGATCCTGTAACTAAGAGTTATGCAAACTTTGAAAACCAAGTATTCTTAACAAATGATGATGCTTCTAGCACAGTTGGCGATAATATCAAACTACTAGTTGATAGAATTGCACTAAGCGTATTAGAAAACACAACAACAGGTTGGCATGAAGTTCCTCACAATCACGAATTAGGAAGCGCAGTTTATCATAGTGAAAGAAACATTATACTAGGTAATCAAGAAGCGATTGTTACATCAGCAATTGATGATCTAAATGCAGAATTTGGTGGTACAGCGGAAATTACTATCTTCCCAGGACTAACAAGTGTTACAACTGATAAGAAAGCAGCTCTGTACAATGTGAGTACAATTAGTACATCAGGTCATGCCTTTGAATATGTGGGTGCAGGTGTTGATTACAATGCACTTCCGTTCTTTGGCGGTACAGCAATACCAGAACAAGAGATTATCGAACGTAATCAAGGTAGAGTGTTTGCTGGTGGTACAGTGGACCAAATTGGTAACTTTAGAGTTGGTAACTTCTTTGGTGTTAATGCTCTAACAGGTGCTATTACACTGAATGCTAATGAAATTGACTTGTCAGGTCTAACCAGTGTTGGTCCATTTATTAGAGACGGCGTACCAGTTGGTGTTGAACTAAAAGAGGTTAGTGACAACGCAAACTTGGTATCAAGTATTGGTACTCAAGACTTCAATACTGCTCCAACACAGAAAGCAGTTGCAACTTATGTTGAAAACAGATACCTAAACAAACTTACAGGCGGCACTGTAAATGGTAACACAACATTTGACATTGACGTAACAGTTGATGGAACACTAATACTAACAAATAACGATCTTGAAGTACAGTATGGTGGTACAGGTGTAAGTGAATTTACTGAAGATGGTATTTTGTATGGTAATGCAGACAGTCCAGTACAAGTCACTGATGCAGCAGGAACTAGCGATGCAAGCGTCAGTTATCAAGTACTAACAGTAACAAGTGACAGTGACGCAACTCCAGTTTGGACTGATACACTAGACGGTGGTAGCTTTTAATTAAGCTACTACTTTTTCTCCTATGATAAATACTTTAAGCAATTTCTATTGCTTTAATTGGGCGTCTATATAGACTTGACCCGTACCTAAATAGGAGGCAGCCTTAATGGCAACAAGAATTAAACATAAACGTAGTGCGGTCGCGGGTAAGCAACCGATAGTATCTCAACTAGAATCAGGCGAATTAGCAATCAACACAGCAGATGGTAAAATCTTCCTACTGCGTGATGATAACACTGTACAAGATGTTACAAGAAGAATTTTTGATAACGATACCGAGATTGCTATTACTGATAAAGGTGATAGTGCCGCAGCAGAAATTAATATTAGAGTAAATGAACAAGACACTGCTCAATTTACAGCAGCAGGTATGAACTTGTTTAATGACTTAGATATTGAAGATGCAAAAACACTAACGTTTAAAGAACTTACAGCATCAGGTGATGACGGTGTGGCAATTAAAGCACCAGACACACTAGATGCAGGGTACAACTTGACATTGCCTCCGTCACAAGGTACCGTAGGTCAAATCTTAGCGACAGATGGCAATGGTCAATTATTCTTCCAAGACTCGGATATCTTTGGTGGTAACGTGGTTTATGTTTCACAAGAACAAGGTGATGATGATAACGATGGACAGAGTGCTCCGGTTAAAACTGTTAAAAGAGCCTGTCAAATTGCTTCTGGACTAGTTTACAACAGTGATGGCACAATTAACTTTAAACGTGTAAACATCAAAGTTGCGGTTGGTGACTATACAGAAGACAACCCAGTTATTGTTCCAGATAACACAGTTATCAAAGGCGACGGTTTGCGTGGTTGTATTATTCGTCCTGCAAACGCTAACTTGGATATTCTACGTGTTCGTAACGCATGTTACTTTGGTGAATTTACTTTCCGTGACGGCGTTGATGACAACTTTATTCCAACTATTACAGCTGACTACGCAGTGGCATTTGATGATCCGTTCGATCCAATTATTACAGACAGAGCTGATTACACAAACTTACCTAACACAAGACCAACTATTGTTACTTCACCATATATTCAGAACGCTTCGATCATTTCGTTCTTAGGTATGAACGGTGCTAAGATTGATGGTAGTAAAGTTGAATCTCCCAACGTTCCGACATACGGTATTGAGGCTGAGAATCCAGTTGTTGGTGCGATACCTGAACAAGGTAAATCAATGGTTGCTAACGCCTTTACTATTCTATCATTTGGTGGTACAGCGTGGCGACTAACCAACGATGCTTATGCACAGATCGTGTCTTGTTTTGAAATCTTCCTGCTCAACGGTGTTTATTGTCAGTCAGGCGGATATTGTTCAATTACCAACTCTGCTACAAACTTTGGTTTGTATGCTCTGCGAAGTTCAGGTTTCTCTCCAAAAGCATTTGCGTTTGACAGAAGTTTTGTTACAGCAACAGGTATTTCTGATGGTAAACAAACAATCAGTATTGTAGGTATCAATCGTGATGCACCTGTTGAAGAATTTGTTTTACGTTTTAGAGAACCAGATTATAAAACAGCACACGACTTGTTAATTTCTAACAAGGACTTGATTGCCGCCGACACAGTAACTTGGATCAACGCACAAATCAGTGCAGCAACTCCAAGCATATGGGCAGGCTTTACTTACAACGAAGACAAGTGTCGTAGAGATACTAGAGACTTGCTAGATGCAATTAGATACGATATCATCTTCAACTCAAACTATAGAACAGTGAGTGCTGCACTACGTTACTTCAGCGGAAGTTTTGATACTGATACTTTTGCTGCACAGAAAGATCAGCACATTGCAGCATTTGGTCAAGCAAAAACACTCACAGCAAACTATCTAAGTGATGCAACTGCAACAAGTAGATCAAATGCACTGTGGGATGAAATTATTGACATTATCACAAATGGTGATGCAAATACTGTACCAGGTGATGCAGTAGCAGATGCTTACACTAGACCAATTCCAACAGGCGGCACAGGAAACGCAAGCGATTCTGGTTATGCAAATGCAGTAACACAATTGTTGAACAACAAACTGTTTATACAAAAAGAAATCACTGCTTGGATTGGAACACAAGTTGGTGCAGGTATCGATCCGTTTAGCACAGGTTTTGTTTACAACGAAGACAAATGTGAAAGAGACACAGGATTAATTGTTGATGCACTTGTATATGATTTAACATATGGTGGTAACTTACAAACTACAATTGCAGCACTTGCATACTTTGTAGATGGAGTGCAACAATACGGTGCCGGACAGTTAGAAGAAACTGTTGCTGCATATGAAAGATTAAAAACAGTTATCCAAGAAGTAATTTTAACAACACCTGTTAGTGTTAGCTCTGGTAACCCTGAAACACAAAACGTTGCAGCATCAGCAGGTAGCACAGATGCCAGCGATGACGCAGGCGATAGAGTACAAGAAATTATAGATTATATTCAAAGCGAAGGTGCAACTGCACCTACAAGGATCGAGCCCGACTTAACTTGGGTTAACAGTAATGCAGAATATAGTGCTTACAACGAACTTGACGAAGAAGGTCGTATCAACATTGCACAAAACGTTACACAATATATCAATGAACAAATTCAAGCAAACATTTGGTATGGATTTACATATGATGAGTCTAAATGTAATAGAGACACACAACTTATTGTTGAAGCTGTTGCAAAAGACACATGGGACACAGGTAACAGATATTCACGTAGTGCTGGCCTAGCATATTACACACGTAACTTGCAGGACAGTACACAACTTACAATTAGTGGACAAGAATTGCAAACTATAGCTGCAATTGATCAAGCAAAAGTAGAAGCACTGACATATATTTCAAGTTTGAGTGCTGCTACACAAGATTTTGCTGGATCACGTTTTGATATTGTAACTACAATTATTAATGATCCATTGGACTTGCCAGATCCAACTGAAGTTAGTTCAGAAGGTGATATTACAAACGACTTTAAAACAACACCAACTGAAACTACATTTGATGGTGTAACAGCAGTAAATGCAGCTACAGATATTATTACAATTATAGGACATGGATTCACAAATGGACAAAAAGTTATCTATGATCCAAATGGCAATACGCCAATTCAAGGTTTAGATCCTGAACAACAATATTATATTAATTTGATCAGTGAAGATGAATTTAGATTAGCTTTTGACGACAGCTTAGATTTTGGTGTTAATATTATCGGTACAAGCACAGGAACACATAAATTCTTATCAGGTGTTATTGAATTTTATGTTGAAGAAATATTAAGCAGTCATACAACATATCAACAACTAGAATTAGAATCTGGATCAGAAGGATTTGAGTTTGTTCCTGGTAGAGCTATTACAGGCACTACAGGCGCACAAAACAACAGTGCTATTGTTCACAGTTGGGAACCAAGAGACAGATTACTAGTTGTGAGTATCGAAGAAGTTGCTGTTGGACAGAGCTTGCTACGTATTCAATTTGATGAAACAAGTACAATTGATTCAGACCACGCAAGTGTACCAAACACAACTATCGGTGTTAATGAAGCAATTTCTCGTACAAACTTAGGTACTGCAACATTTAGTGTTACAGCTACAGACGGTAGTAGCAGTCTATCTAATTTAATTAACTTGCCTGAGAACCAGTGTTGGTTCCACCGACCATCGGTTGTTAACTCATCTGCACACACTTGGGAATATGCAGGTTCGGGTACAGACTATAACGCTCTACCACAGAACGGCGGTAACACAAGAGCAGAATACGAACAGTTTGAAGAACTGCCAGGTCGTGTGTATTCATCAGGTACAAACGAACTTGGTGACTTTAAAGTTGGTGACTTTATTACAGCGTTTAACAGAACTGGTAACATTACATTTAGAAACAAAGTTCAGGTGGACGAACTTGATGCGTTGAGACTGAGCTTGTCAGATGTTGCTATTGAAGAAATTTCAACTAGTGTGAACTTAGGTGACGATGAAATCGGCGGTCCAAGCGATGCCAGACTTCCAACACAGTTATCGGTTAGAAGTTTCATTAGTAACAGACTAGGTGGCTTTGTTGACAAAACTGTGAGTACTGCGGCTGTTCCAGGTGCTATTGTTCAGTTGAACACAAACGGTCAGTTGAACGCAGACTTGATTCCTGCTACTAGACAGTTTACAAACACAAACACAGATGGTTATCAATCACGACTAGAACAAGTTGATGATATTCCTCCAATTGATTTGAAAGCTGGTGACATTGCTACAGAAAACTATGAGCAAGTTGAACTTACACTAACAGGTAACATCACAGCAAATGATGGCGATGTTATTACGCAGCCAGGTGTTGCAGATGCTATTGGTTATGCTAAAGGTAACTATATTGCAAGTGGTAACCTTCTTGTTGTTACCATTGGCGGTGAATGGAACGATGAAGACGACAGCGTTGGCGATCCTTGGGAAGTTAGTGCAGGTAGTTTGTTTGTTGAAGGTGTAGATTCAGGTGCAACAATTGCATCAAAAGGTCCAAGCACAGAAATTATCGACAACTGGTTCCTACGTAGTTCAAACTCAAGCCAGTTCTTGAATTTGGATCCAACTGATGATTACACATTTACTAGTGTTAATATTACAACTATAGAACGTAATAGCGATGTCGCAACAGTGACTACTGATGTGGCACACAATTTACAAGTTGCCAACAACGTTAACATTATTTGTAGTGATGAATCTTACAACGAAAACGGTTTGGTTTTAAGTGTTCCAAGTAGCACAACATTTACATATGCAAACGTTGACAGTGCTGATCCAACAAAAGCCAGCGCAGCAGCTACAGGTACAGTGCGTACTATTGTTACAAGTGCTGACGGTGGTGCCCAAGGTGCTGTTACAGAATACGTAGAAGGTATTGCGGAAAACTTGGACAATGCTAACCTTGTAAATGGTAGTGGCTATACTCCATTGCTTGCAACAAAAACATACGAGGCAGTACCTTTCCAAGCAAAAACAGGTAGCGGTACAGGAGCCAAAGGTAACATCACTATTACTGCTGGACAAATCACAGACGTTGATATTACAAGAGGTGGTAGCGGATACGAAGTAGGCGACTTGTTAGAAGTTCTTGCTAGTGACGTAGGTGGCACAGGTAGTGGTTTTGAAATTGAAGTTACGAGTGTTGCAAAACGTGCATATGTTAATATCTTAGGCGGCGAACTGTTTGTTGCAAGTGTAACAAGTATTGACTTTGTTGAAGATAACACAGCAGTTGCTACTGCTAGAGATATTAACTTAGATGATGTTATTACACATAACTTCCTAGCTGGTTCAACAGGTGGCGGCGGTGCTGTCAACTACGTTGATTACAGAATTACAATTCCAAATCACGGTTTTGGACAAGGCGATCCTGTATCATATGATTCACTTGCAAACACACCAATTGGTGGATTGTTAAACGAACAAGTGTATTACGTAAAAGTTATTGATGTTAACACAATTGAATTGTATGAAGGTTTTGCACTGCTTAACCAAGTTGAGTTCTCAAGCACTCCTGCAAACAACAATCACAATATTACACGTAAAACAGTAAACATAACTGATAACAGTATTGTTGTTGAGAATCATGGATTTACAACAGGTGATGCGTTCCGTATTGAAACATTAGAAGATGGATCAACTGTAAACGTGTTGCCAACAGTTTCAACAGGTGATGCTATTGACAGTGGTAGCAGATTCTTTGTAGGTTCTGTGACAGATAACTCGTTTACAATTCACGCACTGCGTTCAGATGCATTAAACAGTATTAATGACCTTGTTACAAATGCAATTGATATTATTAGCACCGGTGTAGGAAGCGCACAAGTTATTAAAAACAATGTGCAAGTTAACAGTGTTATTAACACCTCAAGTAGATTACTTGATAACTGGAATACACTTGCTGTAACCAACATTGACGCAGAAAATATTATCTCTGGTACAATTTCGCCTAGTAGACTTGGTGCAAGCGGTGTTCCAAATAGTGACACTGCATTGTTTGGTGACAGTAGTTACAAAACCGTTGTGCAAAGTGTAAAGGTTGCAAACACAACAGATAACCCAATTACACTTACAGGTTCGAGTTTAAGTGGCGAGTTTTATGGCGATCCAGTTAATATTGGTATTGCAAACGTTGATTATGACCCACTGGGTACATTCTCAGGACTGGGTGTATCTAGATTCCTACAATCACAGTTTGATGTTGATACTGGTGGATCAGGACAAGTATTTATCAAAGACGGTGTTATTGATGCAGGTACGCTAGACGGACTAGATAGTGCATATTTCTTAAATCCATCAAACTTGACCAGTGTTGTACCAGTTAACAAAGGTGGTACAGCTCTAGCAACATACAGTATTGGTGATATTATTTACGCACAGTCTGCAAGTACGTTGAACCAATTAGGCATTGGTAGAAGAAATAACTTCCTAAAATCAAATGGCACCGTACCTGAATGGGGTACAGCACTTGATCTTGCAGAAGGTTTGGATGTTGGTTCTGCTGCACTTACTTCTAAGAGTACAGGTGCAGGTAGAATTTACAATGAAAACGTAACCAGTTTGCAAATTGGCGGAGCAGCAACTAATGTTAGACTTGGTAATGGAGATGGACCAAGAGACTTGTTCCCATTCATTGCAAGCTACGAAGCAACTGTTGCTAGAGACGTTGCTGTAAACTTAGAAAGTATTACACAAAGCACAAGTGAAGTAACACAAAACGGTGTCAACGAAGTTATTATGACAGACACTACTGGTATTCTTGCAGGTATGATTGTTACTGGTAGTACAAGTATTCCTTCAAATACAACTGTTAGTGGTGTTACAGATGATGCAATTTATTTGAGTAATGATACAACAGGTAGTATCTTATCAGCAACAACACTAGCATTCCAATACACACCATTTACACTTGGTGTTTTACCAGGCGACACTGTTAATATTGGTAGTAGCGGTGTAACAAACTTAGATGGTACATGGATTGTTAGTGGTGCAACCGAAACTGCTACTTCATTTACAATTAGAACAGATAACCTTGTTACTGCTCTAGTTACCGATATTCCAGCAGGTACTCACACAATCAACAACACATTGATTCTTAAAAATGAAACTGTTGTTGTTGGTAATGCCGAATCAAGTGCAACACCGGCAAATGGTACTATCAAAGGTACAGATGGCTTTGGTACTGACGTAGCAGGTGGAAACTTAACACTTGAAGCAGGTATTGGTACAGGTAACGCAACAGGCGGAACATTCACTGTTAAAACAGGTGAAACAAGCACAACAAGTGATTTACAACAAACATCAACTGTGCGTCTAACAATTGACACATATGGTGATACAGATATCACTGGTTACACAGACTTTACAGATACAACAGCAATCAAAGTACCGCTAGGCACAACTGCACAACGTCCAGGCGAAGCAGGCATACGTGTTCCAGTAACGACTGGTCAAATACGCTTTAACTCAACTGACGTAGCATTTGAAGGATACGATGGCACAGCATGGGCAACACTAGGTGGCGTTAAAGACATCGACCAAGACACATTTATTAGAGCAGAAACTGCAAGTGGCGACGACAACGACGACTTGGACTTCTTTACTGCAAACGTACAGCGTATGCAGATTGACGAGAATGGTGATCTAAAATTTGGTGATGCACTAGATAAAGTTACTATTGCGTTCACTACTGGTAACACAACAATTGCAGGTGACTTGGTTCTTACTGGAGACTTAACAGTCAACGGTACAACTACTACACTAGATACTACAACATTGATTGTTGAAGATAAAAACATTGAACTTGGTAATGTTGCATCTCCAACTGATATAACAGCAAACGGCGGCGGTATTACATTGTTAGGTGATACAAATAAAACCATGCTGTACAATGTAACAAATGCAGCATGGGAGTTTAGCGAAAGTATTAATGTAGCTAATACTAAAGTATATCGTGTGAATAATTCAGATGTACTTAGTGCAACAACACTGGGTACAGGTGTTGTGAACAGTAGTTTAACAACAGTTGGTGCACTTGCTGCTGGTAGTATTGCAAGTAGTTTTGGCAACATTGATATCGGTACAAGCACATTCACAGGTAATGGTAGTGGATTAACAACACTTAATGCAAGTGAGTTAGATTCTGGTACAGTTGACGGCGCAAGATTAGGTGGCAACCAAACAATGGCTGGTGTAAAAACATTCAGCGATACTAGTGCAGCAACTAACACTACAACTGGTGCTGTGCGTGTAGGCGGTGGCATGGGTGTTGCAGGTGACTTGTATGCAGGATCATTAAACACAGCAGATGGTAGCGGTATTGATAATCTAAGTGCAAGTAACTTGGATCAAGGTACTGTTCCAAATGCACGTATTACTGGAACATACAGCAACTTAACTGGTACAGGCGCACTAGATGCGGGTAGTATCTCAAGTAACTTTGGTAACATCGACATTGGTACAAGCACATTCACTGGTAACGGTAGTGGATTGACAAACGTTGATGCAGAAACACTAGACGGTATTGACAGTACAAGTTTCTTACGCAGCGATACAGCAGACACAATGAGTGCATTGCTCACAATTGAGTTTGCTGGCGACGAAATGTTACGCTTGACAGATACAAGTGCAACAGGTAATCCTTACATGAGTTTCTACCAAGCAGGTACAAGAGCAGCTTACATTCAATATGTAGATAGCGGTGATAGACTACGCTTGTACAATGATGTTAGCGATGACTTTGTTGATATTAGATCTGGTCAAAATGGTTTGAAATATAACTACGATGGTACAGAATACACAGTGTGGCACAGTGGTAACGATGGTGCAGGTAGCGGACTAGATGCTGACCAACTTGACGGACTTAGCAGCGGTTCATTCCTACGCAGTGATGCAAACGACTCGTTCAGTGGAGAAATCAGTGGTGCAGGTAGTATCAATATCACAGGTAACGTAACTGCAAACCTATTCACAGGTGACGGTAGTGGCCTAACTGGTATTAGTGCTGATGACGCTAACACACTAGATGGTCTTGATAGCACACAGTTTGTAAGAAGTGATGCGAACGACAGTGTAAGTGGTGTAATTACATTTAGCGGCAGCGGTCAAAACAGACTGAACTTGCGTAACACAACAAACGGTGGATATGTTGGTATTACATTCTCTGACCAAAGCAGTGCAAGTCAAGTAGGTACAATGAGATATACGCACATTGATACACAATCACTTGGCGGCAACGAAGCATTTATCTTTGAAGGTACAGAACCTACCACAGTATTGTATGTAGATGGCCAATTCAAAGCATCAAGCGAAATAACTGCTTACTACTCAGATGAACGTTTGAAAGATTTCCAAGGTAAAGTTCCAAATGCATTAGACAAAATTATGAGTCTAAATGGATACTTGTTCACAGAAAATGCTAAAGCCAAAGAACTTGGATATAATAACGATCGAGTACAAATTGGTGTCAGTGCTCAAGAAGTTGAAGCAGTATTGCCAGAACTAATTGAAAAAGCACCAATACAAGGTGAGCATGATTATAAAACAGTCAAGTATGATAAAATGGTTCCTGTTCTTATTGAAGCAATCAAAGAGCAGCAAAAAGAAATCGATGAACTGAAAGCGATGGTACAAAAACTACTAGATAAATAATAGGGTAGCCAATTTATTGGCTATCCTTTATTGACACAGAGTAAATAGTGTGTTATTGTATAGAAAATAGGATTCGTAATGGCATTACCAGCAACAGGCAGCACAATATCAATGAGTGACATTCGCAATTATTTTGTGGGTGGCGGCTTTGCTAGTAGCTACACAATCAGCGTACTTGGAACATATATTGGTATTAGTGCCGGTACTACAATATCAATGAGTTCAAGTTTTGGCGGATACTATTTTCCAATCTTACCTTAAGGAACCAACAATGAAAACACTATACGAAATTTTAAACGTAGATCTAGCACAAGAATATACCAAAGCACGTAAACTTTCAAAACTTGCCACGCTTGACGCTGGAGAACTTACAGCAGAAGCAAAAACTGCAATTGCAGCAATGGATATTCCAGAAGACGACGACAGACTGCATTGGATCATGACATTTGGCAAAGCAGCAGGTGCTGACCTGTTAACACTTGGAAAAGTACAACCAGAAAACATGATCAAAATGGCAAGTTTGTCAGCAGATGACTTCCAAGAATGTGTAAAAGTAGCAACTGGATCAGCACGTGATTGGAATCAGCTTACTATCAGTGCTGAAAAAGATCTTAATCAGGAAACAATTCCAAACACAATGCTCTAATGCAATTAAGTATTTGCGTACCAGCAGGCGACAAAGTACACACAATATTTGCTCAAAGTTTAGCAAATTTAACTAGTCGTTTAACCAAACTTTCGATAGAATACAATCTGCACATTGTTAGTAGCAGTGTTGTCTGTGAGTCACGCACACAACTAGCACGTGAAGCATTAGACAGTGGAGCAACACACTTGCTTTGGTTAGACAGTGATATGTATTTTCCTGCAAATATTGTATTAGACTTGATTTCTCACAAAAAAGATATTGTAGCAGCAAATTATAGTACTAGATATGCACCATATCAAAGTGTAGCATTCACAGATTCTAACAACATGGATAAAAGACTTACTGCAACAAACGGCTTACATAAAGTTTGGGCAGTAGGCATGGGTTGTATGCTTGTAACAAGAAAGGTGTTTGAAGATTTACCTAAGCCATGGTTTGCACACGAATACAATAAAACTTTAGATACACACAGTGGCGAGGATATATACTTTTGTAATCAAGCAATGCATCATGGATATGATACTTACGTAGATGCTGATATAAAACTTGCACATATAGGAATAAAGGCCAATCAATTATGAGAGCAATAGACAGATTTGAACGTTTTGGAAATCCAATTCATAATGGACAAGATTATTTAAAAAATCATATTTTTGAACAATATCCTGTTGTATATGATGAAAATGAAATTGCAGATTGGCAAGGCAGTGCTGAATATGTTTGGTTAGTTGATCCAGATTTAAAAGTGTATGATAGCTTTCCTTGGTTTTATAAACCTGCACCGGACGAAGCTTTAGCAATACATGCATTTCCGTATGTGTTTGAAAAAAGTCGTGAAGTAAAAAGTTGGAAAATGGTTAGACTAGTTCCTACAGCGCCTGGCAATTATGAAGTAAAAAAACATGCACATATTTGCGGACACTATGATCCTACAAAAGGAACAGGCAAATTTGAAATTTTTTATATTGGATCTGATAAAACTGTATTAGACAAATTAATCGAAAGAGGTTTTGACGTACAAGTTGTAGAAAATATACAACAAGCAAAAGAACGTACATTTACTGATATGTTTTGGATTGTACATGACGATACTGTGATTAGAGACACATTTAAATTTAGTTATACTCCAGATGAATGGAGTTATGATATGCCTCACGTTTTTGGTAACGGTGATATTGATCAACTAGATGGTATTGTTTTGTTGCCAAAAGATTATGCAGCAACAGATAAAGAAATCACTCATAGATTTTTTGTAAACAAAAAAGAAATTAGAATTATGGCTAGTAATCCTAGACCATATGATATTTTTGAAATCAATAATTATTATGATTATTTAAACGCAATGGATAAATCAACCACAGACATGTTTTGGGGTTATAGTAATCAAATTATAATCAATGACGATTTTAAGTTTGATTATTACATTAGTCATCACAGCAGTGATAAAAAATCTAATCATGCATGGCTAAATGGTAATAATTATAATGGTGTTTTCTTGTTTAGCAAAAACAAAAAAGTAACTGAAGAAGAAATATTATTTAGAGATATAAAAGAAAAAATTGAACACGAAGAAGTTGCAAGTGTTCCAAAAAACTTTGAACGCTTTACCATTTATACGTATGAACAATACAAAAATGCACTAGAACATTGTGGCACTGATATGTTTTGGTTAATACCAAAAGATGTAGATATTGCAGAAGATTTTGAATGGGATGAATATTTCCATAAACAAGACACATTTGATATGAAAACTAACCATGTGTTTTTGAACGGTAATTCATATGACGGTGTTGCATTAATGTGTGCTAAAGCTGAAATCAGTGAAAAAGAATTTGAACACAGATTTTATGTAAACAAAAAGGAACACAAAGTTGTAGCAAGTACACCAAAGCCTTATCAACGCTTTACAATCAACAATTATGAAGATTATACAGAAGCACTATATAATTGTCATTCAGAAATGTTTTGGGGTGTTCCTAACGATGTAGAAGTTGCAGAAGATTTTAATTTTAGTTTGTATTTTGATCATCATAATTCTTATGATAGAAATATTAATCATGTATTTTTAAATGGTGAAAATTATGATGGTATTGTGTTATTCAGTAAAAACGTTCTGGTAAGTGAAAAAGAAATAGAACATAGATTTTTAATTAAAAAGAAAGAATGGGATGTTGTAGCAAGTAATCCTAAACCATATCCAATTTACACAGTAAATGATTATACCGATTATTTAAATGCAAAAAAAGATTGTAACTATGATATGTTTTGGATGGTAAATGACAGTTTCTTACCGGTGCCAGATTTTGATTGGAACTTCTATATTAGTCATCATAACCAATATGAACGTAAAATAAATCATGTTTGGAAAAACGAAGACTTTTATGATGGTATAGCACTTACAAGTACAAAACTAAGTATCAGTCAAAGAGAAATTGATTATAGATTCTTTGTTACTAAAAAAGAATATCCTGAAGTAGGCAGTTATCCTAAACCTTACGATATTGTTTTTATTAGTAATGGAGAACCAAATGCAGACGACAATTTTGATTTGCTTAGTGAAAAGTTTCCAAGAACAAAACGTGTAATGGATATCAAAGGCATCCATGCAGCACATAAACGTGCAGCAGAACTAGTAGAAACAGATATGTTTTGGGTAGTAGATGGTGATGCAGAGATTATTGATGGATTTGATTTTGATTATTATGTGCCTGCATATGATATTGATGGTAAAGAAACTGTGCATGTGTGGAGAAGTTTAAATCCTGTAAATGGTCTTGTATATGGTTACGGCGGTGTAAAATTATTACCCACACAATTAACTAGAAACTTAGACGAATCTACAACTGATATGACAACAAGTATTAGTGATAAGTTTAAAGGTGTTGAAGAAATGAGTAACACTAGTGCGTTTAACACTGATTCATTTAGTGCGTGGCGCAGTGGATTTAGAGAGTGTGCTAAATTAGCAAGTCGCAGTATTGCTAGACAAAAAGATGAAGAAACAGAATTTAGATTAGATGCATGGTGTTCAAGAGGAGCAGACAAACCATTCGGTAAAGCAGCTATTTCTGGTGCTAAGGCAGGTAAAGAGTTTGGAGAACTTAATAAAGATAACGTAGAAGAACTGTCAAAAATCAATGACTTTGAATGGTTGAAAGAAGAGTTTAAACGATTATATCAACAAGCTGAATAATAGTTTTCAACTTGTTTTGGTTTGTTTTACTTCTAAGTGTGTTTTGTAATCCGTTGTGCAATGGTTTTGGCCAAGATCCAAAATTTACCCAAGCATATCCGTCATGTTCTTCATTTAGTTTAGGAATAAATTCTTCTTTAACTGCACAAAGATAGGTATGGAAGTTAAAGTGTTCATCTGTACTTACAAATGTTTCTAAAGGTATAGTTTTACTAATTTCTGGCAGAAATCCTATTTCTTCATTTATTTCTCTTTGTAATCCTTGCCATGGTGTTTCTTTATCTTCGTTGGTACCACCTACTAGTCCCCAAAGATTTTTTGCTTTACTTTGAGTACGATGTAAAAATAAAAAACGTTGAGTGTCTAATGAATAGAATAGTGCGCCACTACAAATTATTTTGTTCATAAAAATAATTATCTTAAAGTGTTATTGTCCAAGTTCCTCGTGGATAATAGCCATCTACTGCTAGTTGCCAATAGTAATTATTCCAATAATACTGCTGACCGTTTGTAACATTAGTAACATAAGTTGTGCTATTCTCTACACTACCGTCCCAAATAATATTCCATTTAGATCCATCCCATTCAACAATATCATTTGCATCAGCAACAAAGTCACTGTTATCTGCGTTCTTCCACGCCTCGGCGCCATCTTCATTTAGATTTAACACATACTTAACTTCATCGCCTGCATCATACGGTGTTCCTAATGTGATAACAAATTTATCATCAACATTATCACCAGTAGCAGCAACACGCAATCCATTGACATATACATCAAAACTTGTTACAGTTTCGTCACCTATTCTATCTCCTAATGAACTTGTAGCAATTGTGTAATCTATATCTGTGTTGATTTTGTTGCTACTGTATGTTGCAGTAAATGTTCTATCTACACGGAAACCCAATGGTCCTAATAACAGTATTCTAGTTCCAACTGATTTTACACTTGTAGGATTGAATTCAATTGGATTTACAATATAGTTTATTGTCCCATCGGTTTTAGTAGGTCCTTCAATTAGTGTGTTAGTTGGCAGTGTATCAGCATCCCAGTCTATGTCTATAAAAGTAGGATCACCATTTCTTACTACAAAAGTTCCTACTATTTCTCCCGGTAATTCTGTCCTACGTATTCTAATTTGACTAATACCAGGTTGATATTTTGCAGGTAGTTCTGCTTCTAAAATGTTTAACCAGGTGATTTCGCCAATTCTTAATTTACCGTTTAGTGCTAATTGACCAGTTTCTTCTTGAACAATTAAATCAAAATTTCTATAACTTGTCACAACTGGATTTAATGCATCTAAACGACCGTTAGGACCTATGCCTGTTATACTGTTGTTATTAACTATAGTACCATCTGGCAATACAGTTGTACCACTGCTTGCTCCTAAATCGCCATCTGTTGGAGGATTAAATCCGTCTAACTCTAAAGTTCCTGCATCTTGATTAAAAATACTTGTGATAATATCTGTAATTATACCTAGTTTCTTAACCTTTGTTGGAGGTGAAATATAAATTGGAGCAGTAAAACCAACAGTAGCAACATCAATCTCATCATTTGTGCCCATTGGTATTGTTCTACTGCTGAAGTTAATATCTTCCAAATATAGATATGTTAAACTTGTCCAATCAACATAGTTGTCGTTGGTTTGAAATTCCATGTCTGGGTTAAACAACATAAAAATTTGTTCAAGTATTTGTAATTTTTGATCAGTACTAGTACTCCACACATCAATATTGACTGCTAATGTGTATGGAGTTGGATGTAGTCTTTCAACTGTATATCCTTTAGCTTGTTGTGCAAGATAGCTACTGGTATTTTCATCAAACTCTTTTTCACGTAAATTAATTTTGCTTATATAACTGCTATCACTTAATCTTGCTCTATCCATTTGCAGACTAGTCACATACACACTTATACGTGGCGCACTAGGCAGTTTATTTTCTGAATTTTCTTTGATAATGCTACCAACTTGTCTTGTCATGTCTCCATACATGCAAGGCACACGTTTTAGGTCACCATCGCCGTCTTGATAACTAAAATTACTAAACACTCTTACTATTTGTGTTAAGTATCTTCGTATTTGTCCGTCATAAAAAAACTGCATTAGTTAGTTGCCTTTGCTCTTAGTGCTTTGCTTAGTGCTTGTCTTTCAACAACGTCTTCGCCACCAATGTTATTTACAGTTGTGTTGTTAATAAATGTGCCTTTTAGAGTATCTTTATTATCGTCTGGTGTCATCGAAGTACGTACAGCATCTTCAATCTTTGTCCAACTGTTTCCATCATATCTAAACAATCTATTAGGAGATAAATCAGTTCTTAAAAAATATGATCCTATATTAGACCCAGCAGGAAATCCTGTACCTGCACCAAATGGAGCACCGTTAGGTGGAATACCATCTCCTACCAAATAACCTTGATATCCATTGCCGTCTGGTGTAACAAAAACTGTATCCGAAGTTATAGTTCCGTCAACCAACAAGTCTTGATAATCACTGGATACAATATTGACTTCGCCATTTTCTTTCAAACTTAAAGTGTAAAACTGTATTGTGCTGTAACCACTTTGATTTGCATATTCTTCTGCTTGTGCAATTATAGCGTCATTTATTTCTAGTTCTTTACTGTATGTGCTTAGTGCATCTCTAAGCGTAGTACCCGCTTCGTCGCCTGTTGGCAAGTCTAAAATATCTTTATATTCTTGAGAGTCTAGTATTTGCTTACATCTTACTCTGTACAAATGTGGATACCAAGTTTGACTAAAGCCTTCTGCTGCTCTAGTTACTTCATCTACTACGTAATATCTTTTGAGTGCAACTTCTAAATCATTAGCAGCATATTCATCTATCAAGTGCGGCAATTCAAAAACATCGCCTGGCATGATTTTTCTGCCTATTGTTTTTACACTGCTATTAATATGAATTGTCATAAACAGTGTGTCATTTTGTAGAAATAAACCAAACTGACTTAAATCAAAGTCTTGATCCTGTACATTGTAATGCCCACGCACACTATAGATGTCGGGATCGTATTTTCTATCACGATTTTCCAAAAACAACAAATCTTGTATGTTTGTTTCATCAACAACATTGTATGCAGGCTGTTCTGGAGTTGCATCATCTTCTGTTACTGTTTTTGGACCTAAGTATTTGTGTATTAACAAATCAGTTCCACCTACAGTGAATTGTTCATAGATCATTTTGTCTAAGAAATCGTAATCGTGCGACCTTTCCGGTCTATATAAACTTAAACGTGGCATACACATATTTATCGATAAATACAATTGGAGAACAAGATGGCAGACAGTAACCTAACAACACAAAAACAACAAGTATTTGATTATGTGAATGCATTCCTTGGCGGAGGAATGGTTGACGTTGAACTTGATCCAATTCATTACGAAACTGCACTTACAAAGGCATTAACCAAGTACAGACAGCGTAGCGAAAACAGTGTTGAAGAAAGCTATGTAACTATCAAATTTAATCAAGACCAAAACGTTTATGAGTTACCACAAGAAATTATTGAGGTACGTAAAATTTATAGACGCAGTGTTGGCAGTAGATTAGGCGGTAGTGCAGATGGCGGTAGTTTGTTTGAACCATTTAACCTAGCATACACAAATACATATTTGTTAGCAGGTAGTGGTATCGGAGGTCTTGCAACTTATGATTTCTTTGCACAACAACAAGAATTAGTAGGACGTATGTTTGGTAGTTTTATTGAATTTAAATGGAATCCAACAACTAGCAAACTGACTATTTTACAACGTCCGAGGGCAGAAGAAGAAGCACTTTTGTATTGCTATAACTATCGTCCTGACATGCAATTGTTGTCAGATTACAAAGCAAGTCAATGGATTAAAGATTACACACTAGCAAGTTGTAAATACATGCTAGGTGAGGCACGTAGTAAATTTGCTACTATTGCCGGACCTGGGGGCGGAACAACACTTAACGGTGATACGCTAAAAGCCGAAGCACAGCAAGAAATGGAAAAACTAGAAATGGATCTAGCAATGGCTGTGGCAGGTGGAACAGGTTACGGATTCTTGATTGGATAATATAAAAAAACTTATTGTTGGCGGTTGTAGTTTTACAGCAGGCGATGAACTATCAGATTGGAACGGAAATCAAAGTAACGTTGGAATAATTCGTCCACGTAGTGAAAAAACATGGGCTAACAATTTACAAAGAATTTTATTTTATAATGCAAAATTAGATAATGTGGCTGTGTCTGGTGCAGGATATGGCAGTATTGTAAGACGTGTAATTTATCAAACAGAACGCAATTTAAAATTATACAAGCCAGAAGAAATTGTAGTATGTGTGATGTGGACAAGTATATTGCGTTTAGAATTTCCTACAATTTATCCGCCAGGCAAAACTTATTTTGACGACGAAGATAAATTTTTATTAACATTACCATCAGATGGCGATGGTGCAACTAGAGGAAATAACAGAAAAGCTGAACTTCAAAGACGTGAAAAATTATCTGCTGAACATTTAGTGCGCACAGTAATTGAATTTTATACACGTAGAGCAACTGTAGATAATCATATATATTATCCATTACAACAACTTGAATACTTAACAAGTTGGTTACAGGCACGTGGATTAAAATTTTATTACACAACTGCTTTTAATGATTTAATGACTTTAGAACATCATAAACCTAATATCTATTATCAAGACATGAAAAATCGTTTAAATTTGCCTAACATTATTCATGTAGAAAATAATATGGGATTTTGGGAATACTCAAAAACAAATAATTTTGAATGTGGAAAAGGATCTGATCATCCACTAGATCCAGCTCATATACATTGGGCACAACTTTTTAAAAAATGGATCTTGACAAAGCAATAAAAAAATGTTATTTTAAATAATGAATAAAAAGAAGCTGTTGGTAATTGGACATGGCAGGCACGGTAAAGATACTGTCTGCGAAATACTTAGAGACAAATATGGATATAGTTTTGAAAGCAGTAGTGCGTTTTGCTCAAAACTTTTTATCTATGATTTGTTAAAGAAAAAATACAATTATGACAGCGAGGAAGAGTGTTATGCTGATAGGCATAATCATAGAACTGAATGGTATAATGCTATTAGTGATATGAATGCAAAGGATGCAGCAACATTAGGTAGAGCTATATTTAACGAGCATGATATTTACTGCGGATTACGAAACAAGCGTGAATACTTTGCTATGCGTAACACCAATGTTTTTGATTATGCAATTTGGGTTGATCGTAGTGACTACTTGCCCAAAGAATCTACAGACAGTATGACACTCGAGCCTTATATGGCCGATTTTTATATAGACAATAATGGTACATTAGCTGACTTAGAGTTCTGGGTAGATGAACTGTATAAAGGACAATTAAGTACGCACATAACCCCTTAAAACCGCTATTTTACACCAGATCTGCTAAATAATAACATAATAACATTGTTTAGGAGAAACAAAAATGGCATTAGTATCACCAGGTGTAGATGTCCAGGTAATTGACGAGAGTTTTTATACTCCGGCTGAACCAGGTACAGTACCTATTATATTTGTCGCCACAGGCGAGAATAAATTAAATGGTGCAGGAACAGGAATTGCTCCAGGTACCACAAAAGCAAATGCTGGAAAACCATACCTACTTACTTCACAGCGTGAACTGGTAGATACATTTGGCGATCCAACATTCTATGTTGATAACAACAACAATCCAATCCATGGCGGAGAGCAAAACGAATATGGATTGCAGGCTGCATACTCATATTTGGGTGTGAGCAATAGAGCATACGTTGTACGTGCAGATATTGATCTGAATGGGTTAAATGCAAGTTCAACTGCAACAACTGCTGATCCAGCAGGCGGAACATACTGGTTAGACACAGCAACAAGCAGATACGGCGTCTTTGAATGGAACGGAAGTGCTGTTGATATTTCTAACACAACAGGACAATCATTCTCAGGTAAAACACCTATTGTTGTAACAGACACAACAAAAGTTGTAGATTTTGCAGGTGAAGATTATACACCAAAAGGATCAGTAGGCGCAGTTGGTGACTATGCATTAGTTGCAGTAACAACAGTACCAACATTATATTATAAAAACACAGCAGGCACTTGGGTAGTAGTAGGAAGTGCAGACTGGAAAGCAAGTTGGCCATCAGTGACAAGCACTAAATCATATGCTATGACTCCAACTCCTTTTGTTCCGGGTGATAACTTCACTGTAAATGAGACAGACGGTGCAACGCAAATCTTTACATTTGCATTAACAGGAAATACTCCAGCACAGTTTGTAATTGACTTTAATGCAGCAGCAACAGGTTCAGGTATCAGTGCAGCAGTTGTAAGCAACAGACTGGAGTTCTACAACGACGGTTCGTCACATGATGGTTTTGAATTTGCTGCAACAGGAACAATTTTAGCAGATGCAGGTTTAACAGGTGCAACTGATTATTATGCTCCTAAATTGCAAGCAAGTGCGCATACAAGTGTTCCAGAATATAAATCAGGTGACACAACTCCAAGACCAACAGGCAGTGTTTGGGTTAAAACAACAACACCAAACGCAGGTGCAAACTGGAGCGTAAAAGTATGGAACGAAGATACAGCACTTTGGGACACATCATTAGCACCAATTTATGCAACTAACCATGCAGCATTAGCAGGACTTGATTTATCAGGTGGCGGTGCAAACTTAACAAGTGCAAACTTGTACATTCAAACTAATGTTACTGAAGCAGCAACTAATCTAGCAGATTTTACAATCTTCAAAAGAAATGGTGCTGGTGCAACAAGCATAACAAGCGTAGCAATTGGAACCGGCACAATTACTAGCGGTACTGGCGACTTTACAATTAGTGAAAGTGTAAAAGGTAGTGCAACAATGAGCACATCGGTTACAGTATCATTTACAGCAGCAGGTACAGCAGATGATGCAGATGATCTTGCTGAAGCAATTAACGCAGCAGGACTAACAAATGTTAGTGCAAGTGTTGGTACAGGTAACAAAGTTATCATTACACACGCACTTGGCGGTGACATTAGAATTACTGACACAAACAGCAAATTTGTAATGGCGTTCCCAGCATGGAACTACACAAACAGCACAGGAACTGCAAACTTCTATAGTTTAGGTGGCAGTGATTATGTTGCAAGTCTTTGGAAAGAGCTTACATACACAGCAAGTGATGAAGCACCAACTGCACTAGCAGAAGATGGCGCATTATGGTACAGCAGCGTAATTGACGAAGTTGATATCATGGTACATGACGGATCAGACTGGAAAGGTTACTTGAACGAATATGCAAGTGCAGATCCAGCAGGACCTATTGTAAGTGCAACTGAGCCAACAAAACAGTCAGATGGTACTACTGATCTAGTAACAGGCGACTTATGGGTAAGCACAGCAGATTTAGAAAACTTCCCAAGAGTATATCGTTGGAATGCAACATTGAGTTCATGGATTGAGTTGGACACAACTGACCAAACAACAGAAAACGGTATTATCTTTGCTGATGCACGTTACAATACAGCAGGTGCAAACAGCGGCGAAGCAGGAGATATTGCAGATCTACTAGCAAGTGATTACTTAGATCCAGATGCTCCAGATCCAGCACTATATCCAAAAGGTATGTTGCTATGGAACCTACGTAGAAGCGGATTCAACGTAAAACGTTTCGAGCGTAACTATATTGATATTAGTGCAAACAATGGCAGAGGAAGTGACGACGGCAATTCAATGGCAGGATACTATCCACACCGTTGGGTAACAGAGTCAGCTAATGAAGCAGATGGCTCAGGTAGCTTTGGACGTAAAGCACAGCGTAAAGTTGTTGTACAAGCGTTACAAGCAATGCTAAACGAGAACCAAGATATCCGTGATGACGAGTCACGTATCTTTAACTTGATTGCAACTCCAGGTTATCCAGAACTGATTGGCGAGATGATCACACTAAACTATGACAGAGGCTTAACAGCATTTGTTATTGGTGACTCTCCAATGCGTTTGACATCAGATGCAACTTCACTTAACGAATGGGCAACAAACGTTAATACAGTTGTAGAAGATAACGATAACGGTCTTGTAAGTAGAGATGAATACTTAGGTGTATATTATCCAAGTGGTTTCACAAGTGACAACGCAGGCAACAACATTGTTGTTCCAGCATCGCACATGGTACTACGCACATTTGCATTAAATGATCAAGTTGCTTATCCATGGTTTGCACCAGCAGGTACAAGACGTGGCGGCGTAACAAACGCAACATCAACAGGTTATATTAACGGCGAAGGTGAGTTTGTTGCAACAGCACTTAACGAAGGCGTAAGAGATACACTGTACTCAAACAACGTAAATCCGATTACATTCCTAACAGGAGCAGGATTAGTTGTATTTGGACAGAAAACTCGTGCAAGAAATGCAAGTGCATTGGATAGAATCAACGTAGCAAGATTGGTAGTATATTTACGTAGCCAACTTAACACACTAGCAAAACCATATCTATTTGAACCAAATGATAAAATCACACGTGATGAAATCAAGCAACAGGTAGAAAGTTTGCTAGTTGAACTAGTTGGACTTAGAGCACTATTTGACTTCTTAGTTGTATGTGATGAAACAAACAACACACCAGCAAGAATCGATAGAAACGAACTATACGTAGATATTGCTATTGAACCAGTCAAAGCAGTAGAATTTATCTATATTCCACTACGTATCAAAAACACAGGCGAGATCGCAGGTCTTTAATATCATAAAGTAGGGGGTGAAACAAAAACCCCCTACAAATGATAAATACTTGTGTATTAAGGAGAAACTATAGATGGCAATCTCAACTCTATTGAATTTAACAGTTCCATTAGCAAACGACACTACTTCAAGTAGCCAAGGTTTGCTTATGCCAAAACTTCAGTATCGCTTTAGAGTGACACTGGAAAATTTTGGTATTACTGGAAACACAACAGAATTAACAAAGCAAGTAATTGATGCAACAAGACCAAACATTTCGTTTGATCCAATTCAATTAGATGTATATAACAGTAAAATTATGATGGCAGGTAAGCACACGTGGCAGCCTGTAACAATTAATTTACGTGACGATATTAACGGCAACGTTCAAAAACTAGTTGGCGAACAGCTACAGAAGCAGTTCGACTTCTTTGAACAAGCAAGTGCTGCAACAGGTCAAGATTACAAATTTACACAACGTATTGAAATCTTAGATGGTGGAAACGGCGCAAATACTCCACAAGTACTAGAAACCTGGGAATTATATGGTTGTTATCTAAACCAAGTTGATTACGGTTCAATGTCATACGCAACAAACGATGCAATGACAGTTGCACTAAACATCACATATGATAACGCAGTTCAACTTAATGTTGGCGTAGGCACACCAAACAATTTCCAAGATAGAAACAGTGAAACAGGCACAGGTGCTACAGGCGGCGCAGCTCTTTAATACTTAAATGAGATTGCTACAAAAAAAGGAGTCTTTTAGGCTCCTTTTTTAATGAGATAAATACAGTATGGCGTTGAATAGTTTTTATGATAACTTTAGCAGTCTAGATGCAAACAAAGGCATAGTCGGTGACTTTGCTCATGCCTCTGCATTATACAGACGTAACAATTTTAGACTTGCTCCAAAGAATAGTTTTTTATATCACATTGTAGTTGATGTAAATACAACTGCTCTTAGCACATTAGGTTCAAGTATTTTTAATATTCTAAACAAACGTGAATTTAATTTATTAGCAAGTAGTGCAGATCTACCTTCATATACTATCCAAACTGAAACTCTTCCGCAGTATAACAGAAAAAAAGTTATACAGACAATGATTAATTACGACGAAGTGGGTATTGAGTTCCATGACGATAATGCAGGACTTACAACATTACTTTGGGAAGCATATTACAGATATTATTATCAAGATGGTAACTATACAGATCAAAGTAGTCGCCCACGTTCATATGCAACAAAATTATATGACACAGATATAGCTAATACATATAGACACGGTTTTAATAGAAGACGTACTACCGATATACCATTTTTTAATAGTATTACAATTCATCAATTACATCCACAAAATAAAGAAAGCACATTTACAAGTTTCACACTAGTAAATCCATTAATTACCTCATGGAGTCATGATAGAGTAGATCAAAGCAACGGTTCGGGTGTAATGAAAAACAATATGCGTATAGCATACGAAACTGTTTTATATGATCGAGAAATAACTTCAAAAGAAAATATTCAAAGTTTTGGAGATATACAACATTATGATACAGTGCCAAGTCCTTATAATAGTGTAAGCACAAGTGGTATTGCAAAGAATACAGATGACAATACTTTTTGGCCAGAGCTATTTAGAGATTTACTTTCTAATATCGTTGATTTGACAGGATTTAACAGTCAGCAAAGACAAAATCAATTACCACTTTCTGTTCAACCAATTACACAAACAACCAATCCGCCTGCAAACACAACAAACTTTTTTCCAACTACTGTGAATCAAAACATAACTACATTTGCACAACCTGTTGCATTCCAGCAGGAAAATTTAAGTTTAAGTGATCAGGAGTTTAAAAGACAATTGCAAAGCAATCCACAAAAGTTGGCTAACTATGCACAATCAAAAGCACAGATACAAATCAGTGTTTTCTCAGGTTTAAACTTGCAAGAATCAAAACAATTTTACAACAACTTATCTCCTAATGTAAAAGCACAGGTTGAACAAAGTGCGTTGAATAATTTTAATGATTTAGAAAAAGGTGCAGTTGGAAACACTACGGGCTTCCAAAATGATCTAAAAGAAATTGGAATAATTGGATGAGCAGTTACGCAGCAGAAGAACAAAATAAAAAAACAGACAGTGGCAAAGAAGTTAGACAACTCTTTGATAGATATTTTACAAAACAAATTAACATCACTAGTAATGAAGTTGATACTGTTGTTGGATTTTTTACAAAAAGAAAATTTACAAAAGATGCATCAATTGCAGTTGCTACTGTGATTATACAACAAGCAAAAGCAGAAAACAAAAATGTTTTTCAACTTATCGATACATTAACAGGTTTAACAGAAGTTCAATTAAGTCAATTAGTAAGTGCAATACTTAACAATAACCGTAGTAAAATTAGTGCTCTAGGTTATAAAAACAATTATACAATCGAAACCACAGAAAATCGAAATGTGAGAGTGTAATGGGACGTTTTGCCCAAGGTAAATTTACTCTCAAAAACCCTGACAAATATATTGGCGGTCGAACTCCTACATATCGTAGCAGTTGGGAATTTGCATTTATGCGTATGTGTGATACAAACGATAATATATCACAATGGGCAAGTGAAGCAATAAAAATACCCTATAGAAATCCATTCACAGGCAAACATACAATTTATGTACCTGATTTTTTTATTGTATATGCCGATAGAAATGGCAAACAACATGTTGAACTTATTGAAGTAAAACCTGCCAACCAAACTGTAAAAGAACAAATTGGCAATAGCAGAGCTAATAAAGCACACTATGTGTTAAACCAAGCCAAGTGGGGAGCAGCTAGAGCTTATTGTAAGCAAAAAGGAATGTATTTTAGAGTTGTAAATGAAGGCGACATTTTCCATCAAGGACGTAGAAGATGAATATAAACGAAAATAATAACCCTTGGAAACATTGGATTATAGATGATTTTTTAGACTATCAGCAGGTAAAAACATTACAAGATTTTTCTAAAAGTCATATTGAAAAACACAATTCTAAACAACATTATAATATTGATAATCTGCCGCAAACTCAAAGCGAAATATTAGAACTAGCAATTAGAAAAATGCCAAGGCTAATACGTAAATTAAATTATCAGTCTCCTAGGAAAGGAAAAACATATCCGTTAGGTCATTTGGCAATTAATCCAGCCGGTTATAGTTTTCAGCCTCATTGTGATGATGAAACCAAAGTTTGGACTTTTGTAACATATATTGGACCAGAAGAAAGTATCGGTACATATGTAATGAGTTCTCCTGATCAAACTGATAAAATAGAAATACCATGGAAGCCAGGACGTTGTTTAGTGTTTGCTGGTAATAACGGAGAAACGTGGCACAGTTACGAAAGTGGCAATGATTGGCGTGCAACTATAACCGCATATATGAACACTGATAAAAACTGGGGTAAATAATACTAGCATTTAATGGATAACAATTATGACTAAAAAACTTGAAGAAATGTTAAATTTGCCTGACAACGAAGATCTCAAAGAAGAAGAACCTACGCCAGTTGTCCAGCACGAAGACACATTTAGAGATATAGCCGAGTTTGATAAAATAGCAAGTGCATTGCCTGCTGTAAAAGGCTTAGGCGATATGGCAGACAAAGAATTAAATGAAGTTGCAGACAAAGCAATGACTGCGTATGACGACTTGATGGATTTAGGTATGAATGTAGAAAGTCGTTACAGTGGCAGAGTTTTTGAAGTTGCTGGCACAATGTTAAAAACCAGTTTAGATGCAAAAGTTGCAAAACTAGATAAAAAACTTAAAATGGTTGAGCTACAACTTAAAAAAGAAAAAATGGATAGAGACAGCGGACCCGGAGATGGTGATATTGTAAGCGGTGAAGGCTATGTGGTAACAGATAGAAACAGTCTGCTTGAACGTCTAAAAGGCATAGATAAAGATAAATAGTATTATAGTTTAGGATACGTCAATGAAAAATTTTGCTGATTATTTAACAGAATCAAAGAAAACATATGAATTTAAAATTGGCATCGCAGGTGATAGACCTGACGGATGCGAGGACATAATTGAAACAGGATTGCAAAAGTTTGGCATTACAAAAATGTCAGCTGGCAAGAAAACTCCAATTCAAGAGCGTCCATTAGATTTTCCACAGTTAGAAAACACAGATGTAATGTACTATGAAGTTGAACTAACATACCCAACAACTGTACAAGTATTACAAGAATACTTAGGCGGTGTATGCAGTGTTCCTCAAAGTCACATTATTGTACGTAATCCAAACGAACCACAAGAACTATATCAGCAAGAAGATGCAAAAGACGAATACACAGCAAAATTGACTCAAGAAGATATGGGCGG